TTATGACACTTCTGGTGACCCGTTGTTTTATTCTATTTGGGAAGGCAAAGTACATTTGTTTCCTAAGCCGAACAATGTGCGCACTCTTGTTGTCCGTGCTTATCGTGAACCTATTGATTGGATTACTTCTGAGGGTAATGTGGATGCAAGTCCTAACTTGCATTTTGCTTTAGTGTATTATGCTTGTAGCCGTGTTTATCAGCGTCTTGAAGATACTTTGATGTCTGGTGAGTATAAGCGTGCTTTTGATGAGGCTGTCACTTTGGCTGCTACAAATATCAATAAACCTAATAGTCATGCCCATTTGCGTTTAAATGCTGGACAAACATCTGGTCGTCCAACCTTCAACGGTTGGATGCAAACAATGGGCAAAAATCTTAAAGAAAATCAGTAATGAGTCAGATTCAAATTAGTGAAGTTTCTGATTTTACTGGTGGTCTAAACTTTCGTGCTGACCAGTTTCAGTTGGCTAGTTATGAGTCGCCTGACATGTTGAATGTTGAAATTGACCCCCGTGGTGGTGTTTTCAGTCGTGGTGGTCAACATAGGTTGAACACCACAGCGGTTTCTGGTACTTGGTCACCACAAAAACTGTATTCATTTAGTGGTGGTGCTACGCCAACAGTTATGTTGGCTAACAGCACAAAAGTATTTCGTTCTACTGGCGGCAACTTTACTACTTTGCAGTATTCTAGTGGTAACGATATTGTTTCTACTAGTGCTCATGGTGTGTGTATGGCGCAGTGGGGTAACAGCATGTATTTTGCTACTGGTACTGCTGGTAGCGGTGGTTATGTGTGGAAAACCACAGACACTTACGCTACGGCGTTGACAGCATCTGGTACTGCTCCTCACGCTTGGCAAACAACACCTACTAGTGCTGAGCGTAAAATGCCTACGGCTGAGCATTTGATTGTTCATGCCAGCAAAATGTGGGCTGCAAACACAACAGAGGTAAGCATTGCTTACCCCAACAGGATTCGTTGGTCGTTAGAAAACTCTCCCGAAAACTGGGACGAGGACGACTATATTGAGGTCGCTGGTGGTGGTAACGGTATTACTGGTATGGCTGTTGTTGCTGGACAGTTAATTGTGTTCAAACCTAGTGCTGTTTATGCTATTATGGGTTATGATGCAGCAACCTTTCAGGTTGTTGAATTAACAACCCGTATCGGTTGTCTTAGCCATCATGCTATTGCACAGTCAGAAGATGGTGTCTATTTCTTTAGCCACAACCAAGGACTGTTTTACTATAATGGTTCTAGTATCATGGACATGTTTAGTAACTTGCGTACTGCTATTGACTTGAATCAGATTAATCCTGCCGAACATGAATCTATTAGTGTGTCTTGGGTTGGTCGGCGTGTGTGGGTTTCTGTACCGTACTCCCTAGATAGTGCTGCTACTACTCCTACGGTTAATTTTGTTTTAGACCCCAGTATTCGTGATGGTGTTTACACACAGTTTAAAACTGCTGACGGATATGGTTTGGTTGGTGGTTGCGACTGGACAGATTCTAGCAATAACGATTACCGTTTAATGATTCATCCTGTACAGGCTTATGTTCTTAAAGTTGATTTGTACTCTGAGGAATCAGATAACATTAGCGGAACGGAAGCAGCGTTTACTTCTTATTATAAGACACGCTGGTTTGATGGTGGTTCTTATATGCAAAAGAAAATGTTTCGCCGTCCAGACTTTGTTATTAAAGAAGCAGACATTAGCCAAAACATTACAGTAAAAGTTTACCACGACTTTACCGAAGGTGCTGGTAACGAGCGAAAGATTTTTACTATAACCCAAGTCCCCAATGCAAGTTCCTTGTTGTGGGGTGGCAACTGGGGCGAAGACTGGTCTAGTGGTGCTGTTAGTTCTACAGTTAAAACTGGTAGAAACTTGGGATTGGCTAGAACAGTTCAATTAGAGTTTATTGGTCCTTCTAGTCAAAAATGGGGTATCAATAGTATCGGATATAAATATAATTCAAGACGAGTAAAGGGCTAATATGGCTACCTTAAGCATACCAAATACATTTACAAACGGAACACCTGCTATTGCAACTGAGGTCAACGCAAACTTTAACGCTGTTAAAGTTTTTGCTGAGGCAGTTGCGGCTGGAACTAACATTGATGACGGGGCTATCACATACGCCAAATTGGCGGCTGCTGCCGTCACGGCTTTAACAACGGCTGGGGACAACGCCGATATTGTTTTGGGTTCACAGATTTTTGGCTAATTATGTGGAACCCACCTTTTTTGTCCGTGCTAAACAGCAGCGATAAGGATGCCTTGCAGGGCATCTTTAGGTCGTTGCAGTCTGAACTGGAGAAGATGTCTAAGGAAATTCAGGATTTGAAGTCTATGATTAAGGAACAAAACAGGTAATAGTGATGAGTATGATGGACGCATATTATGGGGATTATGGTATGGCTGAGGCTACAGCACGCAAAAGGCGTGCAACCCAGTCTATTGCGAACCGTCAATCTGCCCAGTTGGGGCAGATGCGTGGACAAAGGTCACTGTCTAAACTAACCCAGCAGTTGACCGAGGGTTTTCGTCCTAAGATGGCTGAGTATGGTAGCCGTGGGTTGGCTGGTCCTAATGTTAAGTCTGGTATTCAGCGTGCTGGTTTGAGTCGTTATGCTGCCGATATGCAGGAGCGTTTGGGTGAGACTACTCAACAGTTGCAGGATGAGGCTAATTTGGCTGTTTCGCAGGAGGCTAATGCTCAGGCTGAACTTGAGGATTATTTGGCACAGTTACAGTTACAGAAGAAACAGAATGTTATTAATGCTGCTACTGCTTTGAAGCAGTACGCAGCCTACTAGGAGTTGTTATGAGTTTAAAGTATAATCCGACTACTGGCAAGTATGAGTCAAGGACTCCTGTGGGCACTCAGGGTTCTCAATCTCGTTCAGCAAATCCTAGTGGAGATGTTCGTCCTCCTAGTGGTCGTGAAAAGAACGCTGCTGCTTTGGCAGCATTGGGCAAGGGTTATCCTTCTAGTCCAGTTCAGCCAAAAAAACCAACTGGAACGACTGGAACAACTGGAACAACTGCTGTTACAACGAGCGCTTCCGCAAAGTCTATTGCAGACATGATTGATGATATTGCTTTGTCCGCTTCAGCATATTATGACCAAACTGGTCTTCAACCTACTGCTGCTTGGTATGAGTTGAATATGCTTCCTATTAGCATAAAGTTGGATGCGGATGCTGCTGCTGTTAAAAAGGCGGAGGCTGATGCTGAACGCCGTGCTAATGCTGCTGTTGCGGCAGCAAAAACTGCTGCCGAGAAGGCTGCCGCAGAAAAAGAGCGTATCCGTGCTATTAACGCTGGTCGTCAGGCAGAAAAGTTTTTGCGTGAACAAGCAGAGAATGTGAAAACTAGTGCTACGGAACGCATAGCAAATTTGTTTGACCCTATGGTTGCTGGTAGTGAAGAAGAAAAAGCAAAGATGTTGGAATCTGTTGGAATTGCTTTTGATAATTCTATTAATCAGGTTAAAACTGCTCAAGAGCAGTTTGCTGCCAACTTTAAACCTAGTACAGCATATGAAGGTGCGCCTGTAGCCACATATAGTGTTGCTGATAATCCTTTGTTGGCTGCTTTGCAATCTCAGGGTGCGGGGACAGCGGAGGTTAGTGCAGCAACAGATTATGCTAGGCAGTCTGCACAGCAGACATCTGATTTAGAGAAGTGGGCTATGAGCCAGTTGAATGTTGGTCAACAGAATTATGGTTCTGCTGTCCAAAACGCTGCACAGCAAGGTACTATGGCTGGGTTGCAACAGTTGGCTGCTAGACGACCTGAAGTTGAGGCTGGTATTTCTAAGCAACAACAAGCATTTTTGGATGAGTTGAATCGTGAAAGGGCACAGCAGACTGGTGCTGCTGATGAGAAGTATCAGGATTTGATTGCTGAGGCTAACAAGATTGCTGCTGGTACTACAGCAGATTACGGTAATCTTCCTAAAGATAAAATTGATAAGACATTACCAAATGTTCCAAAACCCAAAGTAACACCTAAACCAGCACCTAAACCTGCGGTTAAGGCAACACCACAACAAGCAGAATCAGCACGCTTAGCAGCATTAGCCAAAAAATACGCAAAGTAATGGTAGTTCAACGCTCACCGTTTTCACGCCAAAATGTTGTAACCAATACTGGTTACGGTTTTGACGAAGACGGAAACCCAATATATACACGCAATGATGGCACAGTTGTTTTGCTGTCTGGTTCTAGTGTGGGTAAATCTAAAGGTAAAACTACTTTTGCTGAGGAAGAATCTGTTTTGGAAAGACAAACAAAACAGGCTGTTGCAGAAATTACAAGAAACAGGTCTTTGAACGCTGTAGAAAAAATTAAGTCTTACGAAGATTTACAAGGTATTGTTGCTGGTAAAAGTCAGAAAACAAGTTCTTATGGTCCTTTGGGTTCTGCGTTAAAGGCTATTGTTTCTGCTCCTGCTTCCATTGCTAAAAATGCTTTTAATCTATATGACACTGTTGTTTCTCCTTTTCAACAAGTTGGAAGCAGTGCCATAAATGAGTTCAGTGAAGGTCTAAGTCAAATCCTTAGAGGTGACACATATTATACAGAAGGACCCAATAAGGGTAAGCAAAGAATTAGTTCTTTGTCTGATTTTGTAAAGCAAGCCAAAACAAAAGATTTTAATGCTTTTGATATCAACCCAACTGGACACAAAAAAGTTGATGTTGCTTTGGGGTTTGGTCTTGATACAGTTTTTGACCCAACAACATATTTGACTTTGGGTGCTAGTGCTGCTTCTAGGTCAACACGGTTTGCTTTGGCTAACGAAATGTTTCTTAAATCGGCTAAGTATCCTGAACTAAAACCATTGATTAACAACATTGCTCGTTATGGTGCTAGTGAGATTCCTAAAAATATTCGTGACGCAGAAGGTATTGTTTCTGGTGTAAAATATTTTGGTAAAGCAGTTCCTTATACAAGTGGTTTGGCAAAAGCGTGGCGTTATAGTCTTGGTGAACTCAGAGCAAGAACTGGTGACATTTTGCTTTCTGGAAAAACAGGAAAATATATAGCATCCAAAACTGCACCAGAATCTATTAGAGGTTTGGTTGGAACTGGTTTAGGTAGAAAATCTTTTTCTGCTGTTGGCAATTCTGGTCTTGCTCAGGAGTTGATGGAAACTTCTGCCTCTAGGGCGGCAAAAGGAACTTATACACCAGTTCTTAGAAAAGCCACAGCAGGAATAGAACCAACAATTGTTGCTGCAAGAGAACTTGGTAAAGTGGATGCAACAATAAGCAAGGCTTATAATATTGTAGAAAACCCAACTTTAAGTGACACTGTTAGCAAAGAAACTGCCGATATTGCTCTTGCTTATCGTGCTTGGGAAGATGGGTTGGCAGAAAATCTTCGTGCTGCTCAACGCCAACTTGGTGATAATTACGATATAGTTGTTCGTGAAATGGGTCAATTAGAAGACCACTTGTATCACAAGATTACTCCAGAGGCTAAGGATTGGATGTTTACAGAGTCTTTGTCCAAGCCTTATGGTTATGGTGCCAGTTCTGAATTAAGTGCTAGAGACTTAATAGAAGGTCAGGGAACTACATCTTATCGTAAGTATAGGAAGCCTGTTACTGGTCCTGATGGTAAGATTATAAACCAAGAAGAATTTTTGGGTGAAAAGATTTTCAAGGGAACGATTGAAGAGATGAATGAAATCTCTATGCGTAAAATTGGTGTCAAATGGTTTGAGGATGACTTGGGTGTTATCGCACAGGGCTATGCTGAAAGCATTGCCCGTGCGCATAGTCGTATAGCATATGTTAATAGGGCTATGGAATATGGTCCAGAAGCAATTAAACCGTTGTTTGGTAAAGTTGTTAAAGACCCAGAGTTGGTTGCAAAGTTGACTGCTGCTGCCACCGACCTTATTGAAGCACAAAAGATTTTAAAGAAAAAAATTAAATCTAATTTGGGCAAGGCGGGGACAAGGGAGGCTGTTGCTGGCGAGGTTGATAATGCTTTGCGTTTGGCTCAGTCTGTTTTGGATGGCAAGTTGTTTGATTCCGCTTTAACAGATTCAGAATTAACTAGTGTTAAGAGTGCCCTTAATAGGACTATGCAGGTTTTGGAAGATGCTCGTGAAGCGAGTATGTCTATGAGCAGGGAACAGCGTGGCGAGTTTAACGATGTTTGGGGTGGGTTATTGCGTGAGGCAGAAAAGTTTAGGTCTGCTATTAATTCTAATAATAGTATGCGTGAAATTGCTCTTAAGGATTTGCGTTTAGAGTATGCTCGTATTGTTGGTGATGATTTTGATTCTGATGAACTTGTTGGTCGTAGTGCCGAATGGTTTGCCGAAAGGATTGTCCGTGCTAAAGGTGGTGGTCGTGCTGTTACTCGTGAACAGATACGCTTGCAAAAGCGTATGGATTATTTGCGTAGCACTTTGGATGACCTGCCTGTTGACGATGCGGCAACTAGGGATGTTATTGAGGGTCAAATTGTTGACATTGAGGAACAGTTGGATGGTGCTAGGTATTTGTCGGATGCACGAGAGCAGGCTAGTTATGCTTCTGATGGAGTAATTTTTGGTTCTGTTCCTATGCCAGATGAGGGTCCTGCTCCATTTCAGTTGTTTACCACCAAGGCTGTTGATGATGAGTTTGGTACTTTTAGCCAAATGGATGATAGTATTATGGGTTTTGCTATTCCCGAAAATCAACTAATTGATTTTCGTGACCCAGAACAATTGTTGCGTTTGCTTGACCCAGAAGATATTGCCGATTCGGTTAACCGTGCTTGGCGTGGTGCTGGTATTGAGGATGCTACTTGGTCTAGTGTTGTTAGGGATTCGTTTGAGGCTGGTAAAGTGGACGACCTGTTTGAACAGGTCAGTCCAGCAAAAGCCGCTTTGTTACAAGGTATGATTGATTTCAATACTGTTGTTCGCCAGAAGTTGGATAATGGCGTGGACATGACCGCAAAAGAGTTGGAAGATTTCTTTTCTTGGTTTGAATACACCAACCAGCATATTGCTAGAGAGTTTAATCCCGACCAATCGGATGCGGTTGCTAGACAGATTTTTAATGACTGGATGCGTGGTGTTGTAGAGGATGCTTCGCCTAGTGGTTATAGTGGTGTGTTGGTCCCTATGCGTAATATGGCTCCAGATTTGGATGATATTGGTGGTGAGTGGGCTGTTCTGTTGCCCAACACTACGCCTCCTCCTGTTATCGGAGGCTCTTATAGTGATGAATGGCAGTTGGTCAAGGACAATCCTTTGGCTGAACAGATTTTGCGTGGAACAAAAGAGTCATATGAATTAGACTTGCTAGCCAAGGGTGATGCGTTGAAACAGCAAGGTTTGGATACTATGGCTTTGGCTGAAGCGAGACAGGGTTTGGAGGAGGAATTAACTTCTTTGGCTGCCGAACAGGCTAGTTTGCAAACATTGAAAACTGTTGCCGAACCCAACAGGATTGTTGTTGATGGTGTTTCTGTCCCTGTTAAAAAGGTTAAAAAAAGTTTGGCTACGGTTGATGAGTTTGCACGAAATCAATACGATAATATCAATAAGCAAGTTGACCGAGTGGTTGAAGAGAAGTTTGGTGTTGCGGCTGCTCAGGCAGACCGCATTGCTTATGAAGACCGTTTGCTTATGTTGTTGGATTCAGCAAAAACTTTAGGTAAATGGGATGCGAATATTGGTACTTTGTTGCGTCAAGAAATCGCTGATATGACTATGTTGTTGTCTGCTAAACCTGCTAAGGGTTCTACTGCTGCTTCTAATGCTTCTTGGATAAGAGATGTTAAGCGTGTTATGGATAGCAGCAAGTTGCTTAACGATGTGCCAGAGGTTAAGGAAGCATTTGAGCGTGTTATGACTATGGTGTTTTCTGATGAGGCAGCATTGGCAAGGACAACAGCCAATTTGGAAAAGGTTTCTTTCAAATTGTCTGAGGCTGAGGCTGGAAAAATTGGAAGATACATTTACGATAAGGCTGACGAAGGTTGGCAGGAACTTAGGGGAATGGGTGTTCAAGTTCCTGATGAGGTTGCCAGAATGTGGGCACCTAACTTGAAGAAATTGTATGATGCCAAAGAGGCTGGACCCTTCTTTAAGATGATGGATGCGTTTAACGCACAGTGGAAAAAGCGTGTTACTGCTTCTGTTGGTTTTTTTGTTCGTAACGGTGTGTCGGCACAGATTATGAATTATGCTGATGGTGTGTCCAATGCCCATATGCGTGAAGGTTTGCGTTGGGCTATGGCACAAAATGATTCTGCCAAGAAACTTGCTGCTGGAGATAACTATGGTAACTGGATGGCACAAGCAGGAATTGTTGGTGATGAGGCTGTAGCCGAAGCAGAACTTGTTGAACGCATTGTGGCTGCTAGTGGTCGTGGTGTTTCTGATGATATGGCGTTACCAACCGTAGGGTTGGAAGGTCCTAAGGGTAATGTTATTAGTCGTGCAGATAACAAGTATTTGGGTTTCTTTTCTAAGAAAAACGATTTTGTTGAGCGTGCTGTTCGTTATCCTATGGCTATTGATTCTGTCCGCAGAGGACTGTCGTTTGATGAGGCTGTAGCCCGTATCTCACGAGTCCATTTTGATTACAGCGATTTGTCTAAAGTGGATGAAAAGATGAAGCGTTATGTTCCATTTTGGATTTGGACTAGCCGTAACATTCCGTTGCAGTTGGGTCAGATTATGACACGACCTAAAGTGTATTACGAGTATGAGCGCATCAAACAGGAGTTGCCAGCCGATTCCAATTTGATGATTCCTAAGTGGATTGCTGACCAAGGTCCTTTGGGTGTTGCCGCTGGTGTGTTGTTAACACCTGATTTGCCTTGGACTAAGTTACAAAAAAATATGGCTGACATAGCAGACCCAAGAAAACTGTTGGGTCAGGCTTCACCTGTTATAAAGGTTCCTATTGAAAACTGGTTGGCAAAACGACAATTAGGTATTGATGTCGGTCCCTTTGGTCCCGACAAAAAAACAAGTGGTTATGTTGATAAAGTTTTAGCAAACTTCTTAGAAGATTTGACTGGCTCTTGGGCAACTAGCAGGGACAAGGATAACAACTTGTTGATGGACCCACGAGTTATTTACACTATTGAAAACGCTTTACCACCTTTGGCTCAGGCTTTCCGTTTGACTGGTGGCAAACTTGGTGGCAAGGACACGCTTGAGGAGCGTTGGCGTTCATCGTTGGCTAACTGGCTGGGTATTCCACTTAGGGAGATTGGTCCCGAGCAACAGCGTGGTGAGGCAATCCGCAGACAGTTTGGTGTTAAAGATTTGCTTAAAGATTTGGAGCAAATTAGCGGTCAAAAGATTGCTAACCTTGAGCCAGAACAACCTTAGTTGTCCCCGCTTAATGCTTCTTTAAGTTGAATTATAATCTTGGTGTATTCCGCCCATGATGCTACTTGGGCTTCTTTGTCCCCGCTAACAGATTTATACCATAGGTCAACTAGTTCTTTGGCGGCGAGTCGGCTTATGCCGAACTCCATAAGGAAACCATCTTCGTTATCAGATATCATTTCAGCAAAGATACCTTCAAGTTCGCTCATGTCATCAGGGTCAAAGTCAAACTCACTCATCACTAGAAGTCCTATGTTTCTCTAACCATTTGAATGATGATTCTAGGTCATGTATTTTGCGTATGTGTGTCATTGGTGAACCTAAGGATTCTAGTTCTTTTTCCATTTTGTTCAACTGTTTTTTGAGTTCACTCAGGTTCAGTTTGTTTGATGTTGTCATAAATGTTTGATGCCATGCTTTCAATAACTTGTTCTAGGGTTAAGCCTTCAGGGATGTTTCTGGTTTCCACCATGTCACCTAAGGCAATCATAATAGACATCAATGTTGCTAGTATAAACTTGGTGTCAACAACAATTTCTTGTCCGTCAAGAATATACTTTTCTCCAGTTTTGCCGTATTCAGTCATTTGCTTTTCCTTTAAGTTGAAGTTGAAACGAATCTTCATCTAACATAATTGCAATCATAGAGTAACCAACAATGTCCACATAAGAGTCAATTAACGATTCGTTCTTCGGTGATTCAAGTTTCTCTAGGTTTTTGATTCTAGCAATTTTGTCACACATTCTAATGGCAATACCTATCATGCCAAAGTTGTTAATATTATTGTGACCATAGTCGTGTTGTTTCTTGCAAACAATTTCTACAATGTCGGGAACATCTGAGCCGAGTTTGTCGGTCAGCCAGTGGATTGCTTCCACGCCTGCCCGTTTGGCTACCATCGCTACAAGTTCTTGGTCGTCAGCATCATAATCGCCTTCTTGTAGTCCTTTAACCCAGCGTGTCATAAATGTTTCTACAGGGTTAAACGATTCACGGTCTGGCAGCGTAGTCCGTGCGTCTAAGGTTATAGCGTTATATGCTGCTTGCGCTGCTTGATTAAAGTTTTTGTGGTTGTGTTTTCTAGTTTGTGATTTCATATTTTTTCTCCAGTAGGTTCATCAAACCGACATTACTTCGTAATGCGGTTTCTAGTTTACGCATTGCTGATTTAGTTTTTCTCCAAGCATGTGACTTTGCTTTGATACCTACTATTTGTGCCGCTTCTTGGAATGTCTTTCTTTCGTAGTAAATTAATTGTATCATCTGCTGGTCAATGTCATCTAGCGTGGACAGAATCTCACGAACTGTGTCTATGAGTTCATCGTTGTCCACGACAGGCACAATAACTTGGTTTGGCATCATTAGCCATTCCGTGCTGTCAGGCGGATAATCCCTTATGTCGGGAATGTCTTTGCCGTCACCTAGTGGGTTGTTATAACTTGGGTACTGTGTCATATGCTGGGTTAATCATCATGTCCATTACATCTTCTGGTTGTAATAGATATCCTTTGGATGGGTTACTGCTTCGGTGAGCAAAGTCGTGGTATTTCTTGGGGTTGAATCTGTCTTTGTTAACTTTAAGATATCTTTTGATGCGTTGAACATCCACAATAACAAACGAACCGTCAAGCGTGTAAACATAGACCCACCAGCGTGCTTTAGTGATTGCCAAGCCTGACGGTTTCCATAACGGCTTACCTTCTTCATCAGTTTGCCTGCGTGGGTTATGTTCCATTTCCAGAACCATACGCCCATTACGGTAACGGTCTGTTTTGACTTCAAACGCACCACCGCTAAGCGTTTCCAAAAACTCTTCAACAAGTTTTTCGCCTCGCTTACCGTACCGTAAATCGGTGTGGAAGTCATATTGTTTTGGTGCAATGTCATAATCGGATTGGTTTACTCTTTTGTTGCTATTATTAGTTTCACTTGCTTGTCGTCCTGCCATGCTACTCCGTTCAGTCCGTCCATCAACAACTTGACATAGTTATCTAGGTCACCTCGTAATGTGGATTTTGTTAATGTTCCTTCTGATATTTCGCTAACAGTTAAAGTTATTCCTTCTTTACTAAATCTACAAACTAAACTTACATCACCATCATAGCACGGTCCTGTCCATGCTTCACGCACAATTGTTTCAGCATCTATGGTTGTTTGCGGTGTGAAGACACGCCCACGGCGTGTCATCCTTGGACGACCCTTGGGTATGGGTTTGGTGGTTACTGTTATTGTGTGGGTCATTTTGCTTGCGCAGACTGGAAAAAGGTGTGGAACGGTGCGCCAGTACCTGAGTCAAACTTCGCTGAGACCGTTATCGCTTTCAGTAACATCTGCTTAGCAACAGTATTAGATACTTTCTTGTTACCAACCAATGCTTGTAACGCACCCAAACCGTAATGCGCACCAGACCCGATGGCGTATAATCCGTTATCGTCAATCTCGGTACCGTAATCGGTGTCAATCTGATAGATGGAACCATTAGCACACACCAATATTTCGTTGGCTGATACTGCTGGCTCGCTATCATATTGTGGGCGACCAGCCCCACCTAGTTCTAAACATTCCCGTAACGATGGAACAAATTGTGACACCACAAACTTTGTAAGTTTGTTACCACCAAGTTTAACTGGCAATGCTGGCGGGGTAAACATGTGTTGTATAATGTTTGCTCCACGAGTATCTCCTGCTACGCCAATCAAGTAGCGTCCTACAGGGATTACTTTGGATTGGGACATCTTGCCAATGCGTCCGTATTCGTCTGTCCATTGTGAGTCTGAGCCGATGGATGCCCAACCGTCACCTTGTATTGCTAGAATTGTTGTCACGAATGTACCCTTACTACTAGTTTGTCTATTTCCAACTCACCGTTGGGGCGAAGATGATACTTGCCCCAACGGCTGTCGGCGGTACGCACAATGGTCTTAGTCTGGGAGGGATTAAGACCTGAGCGCACACACTCATGCCCAAGTTTTGCTAATGTTGTAGAACGGTCTTTGCCAGCCAACGGACCATCACGCCAGATAACCTTACCCAAAGGCGACAGCGACTCCATAGCCTCACTAAGAGTAGCGTCATACTCATATGACGGCACAACAGTTACGGCTGTAGATGGTGCCACATACATGTCAGCGATACGCTTGATAAGTTCGGGGTCTGTACGATTATCCATAGCGTTACGAATAAAGTCCAACAGTAGCATTGGGGTCAGCGGACTGCCCCAGTCGTTGATGCGTTCACGATGAATGATGCGCTGCTTGTCGGTGTACCTGTTATCCATATGCGAATAAGGTAGGCGCACATAGTTGCCGTATTGTCCATGCTTGAGTGTTGTCTGTTTTGGGTTTACTTCTGTTGCTGGAACATCTGCTACTTGGTGCGCAACAAGGAACATGTTGCGCATTTGTGTAGCAAGGACAGGTTGGGAGGCAAACACCCAAACATGGAATCCTTTAGACCGTGATTTCTCTATCCAAGATACGATACCTGCGTCCCGTAATGCGTCATGTAACTTGATGGCGTTCTCTTTGGCATCTGCTGTGTCAAAGTCTGAGCAACCCCAAGCAACATAATAGTCACCGTTAAGCGGAACCATAGGGTAAACACCCATAGGTTCGTCTGCGAAATGTTTTTGGAACACTTCTCGTGTTAATGGTTCTTTGACACAACGACCTTCGTCATGTCCGTAAACATCTCCACGACCACGAAACAATGTTATGTAATCTGTCAATAGATAATCAGGTATCATAATGTCACCAATCTGCTAGTGCGTCAACGATAACTTGTTGTTCTCCCGCTATTGGTGGCGGGGGAAGTCTGTCATCTTTGTATGGTAGCACACCGTCCTCCAAACGGTTTAGCCTACCTGTCCCTGCTTCAATAGTAAAGTGCATGTCATCCAATAGTTGTGATGCTGGACGCTTACACTTCACAAGGTTAACTGTTACCGTATCCTGATGGATACGCAAGTCATACTGTAACGATTCTATTTTCTCTATGATTCGTTCAGTATTGGATGCCCTGTCCAGTTTCTCTTGTAGTTCCCGAATGTAACCCTCAATCTCAAAACGCTTACGGCGAACACCAACAACATGAGTAGCCTGTTGCTCACCACCAAACGCACCTGAACTGATAGTCATTTTCTTACCGTCAGCACCAGCGGTACGGGACGACTGGTGTAACACGATTAGTGGAACATTGTGTCGTTTACCGAACGCTTTGATACTGTTGGCTTTGGATGGAATGTCCTCGCCACCACCTGTAATCAAATCCAAGTAGTCCACAACGATTAGTTGTGGGTCACCAATAACATCGGTGTACTCGGACAATGCCCGTTCCATATCTATTAGCGATACTGTTTGGTCAAACACGGCAAGGTTCGGAAAGAACTCTTGCGCTGTTTCACGCAGTAACGAAATAGCCTTTTGGTCATTTAACGCTACATCAGATTCTAAAACATTAGCGTCAATACCATGTGTAACACACGCCAACTTGATTAGCGTTAATGTTCTTGGTTCGTCAGGACAGAAGTAGATAACACGCTTATCACGGTTCGCAGCAAGAATCTGTAATAGAACCAAAGTCTTACCGCTATGTGAATAGCCGTTAACTAAACATAGTTCGGATGGTGCTATGCCACGCATTTGTGCGTCTATTTCGGGAAACCCTAGATAGATGCGTTCGTGTGGTGTTTGCGCCCAATGAACATAATCGTCTGCCGCTTTTACTAGTGGTACATAATAGTTGTATGAAGCCTTAGACGAGACAGGCGGGGCGATAAGTTCGCCCCGCCCTGCCTTAGCCCAACGCTCCGAATAATCAGGAGCCATGTGTTATCCTATCGTTACTTGCGTGGTGCCCAAAAGGCTTTGTCACCTTGTACTGCTTTGAACCAAGGGCGTTTCGGATTAGCGGACAAACCATCACGGTTATCCCACACTTCCGTTACACCAACCTTAGCACATTCGCTGTGTAGCCATTCAGGAATTGGACCGTGTTGCTTACCCTTGATGGTAACGGTGCCACCTTGTGGCGTGTATGACATGGCAGGGGTTGATGCTACTGGAGTGGCACCAAACGCTTCTACAAGCGTCTGTGTGACCTGCTCAGGAGTTCCTGCTGTCATCCCCATTGAGGAGAACAGTTGCTCACCTACGGCATCAAACGCCATAACCCAATTGGAAATGTTTTCGTTAATGTCGTTACCTTTTGGTGTCAAATCGGCAGCAATCTTACCTGCGACTTGAAGGATAATACTCTGGTCTTTGGATACGGCACTCATATCTTTCTCCTAACTAGTTGTTGTTGATATAATACTAGCAGATGCTAGTCATTCACAATTGAAAGCACCTTTACAGATACTCCAATAGGAACACCATGATGACGAACATAAAGTACTGCTGTCATTCATAAACCACTCGGTGTCGGAACCCACCTTAATACAAGAGCCAACAGCACCACGAACAAAGTACTTAAGCCAATTGTAATGACTCTCTGTTCTTGTGACAGACGCAATTTGGGACTTAACAGCCTCAGTCCGAACCATAACACCATAATTAAAATGAGTGACTTCGCCATTGCTCAGCCCCTCCTTAACAGCCGCATAACCATAGACCGTAGGCTGGATAGCGGACTTCTGCTTGTCCTTGATGTAATAAGGACGGGACGATGTTTTCCAGTCCCATATAAGACCGCTGGGTGCGATGTAGTCCATCGTTCCCTCAAGCCACACAGAATAGTCCTGAACAGTAATACCCAAAGGAACCTTAAAATAATGTTCAACCTTGCCTCCCAACTCTACCTGTGGTAGAATCTCCTCGTAAAACGCTGACGACATAGACCTGAGATAGTCAGGTATTTTTGTTTCGTCAATGTTTGTTTTTTTGTAATCAGTTTTTTGTAACTCATCAAAGTTATTTGTGACAGATTGTAACATCTCATCAAAATTACCTGCCGTCCCATTAAGGACGGCTTCTATCCCAGTATGAATACTAGTACCTATAATAGTAGCATCACTACCAGTACGGAACTCTGGACGGGTTATACCCAGTCTGGCTCTTTCTGGACAGATAACCATATCATTTAACCAAGACTGTCTAACATACACTATCTTATTAACATTATCTATTTTCATTTATTCTCTTTCTAATAGACTAGATAGCATGGACAGTTAGTTGAGGTACTGTAAGTACCGAAACCCTGTAAGGTTATTATACTTTATCCTTGTCATTCACCCCCTGTCCTTGCTATTTTTATTGCCCTGAATAGTTTCTTAAAGTATTTCATGGTGTTAATACCAGTACCATAATCTCTACCAATCTTAGCAAAGTTAGGGTTATCAGTCAAACAGGCATAACAAAACTGGCGGAAGGCATCTTCCGACATTTTGTTTTGCTTCTTGTTTACAGTAACAGCAGCATAAAACTCATCCAATGTTACACCAAGTTTATGAATAATATCCAACACTTCCACATTGGGAAACTGTACGGAATAATCCATTACGGAGTTCCTGATATGTTTCCATTTGTTTAGCATTGACACATTACCGAACTGTAGTGGCTCAATGTTGTCAAACGAATCGGACACATAACCATTGGTGCTACGATATAGGTCGTAACATTCTGTTAGTTTCTCAAAGTAGTTTAGCATTGTGTCTGTAGTCCACACATGCCCCATGCCTTGTGTGTACTCCATGAT